CGTGAAGTTATCAGAACAATCTATAAGATTGCTAAACAAGGTGCTATGGCTAACACCGCTACACAAGGTACTTTCGACTTAGACGTTGATAGTAATGGTAGATGGTCAGTTGAGAAGTTCAAAGGACTTCTGTTCCAGATCGAAAGAGATGCCAACGCAATCGCACAGGAAACTCGTAGAGGAAAGGGTAACATCATCATCACTAGTGCTGATGTAGCTTCTGCTCTTGCTATGAGTGGCGTACTTGACTACGACTCAGGTATCACTGGTGCTGTTGGTGGAATTGGCGAAGTCGATGACACAGGAAACACATTCGTAGGTACACTTAACGGACGTTTCAAAGTATACATTGACCCATATTCAGCTAACGTAAGTTCTGATCAGTACTACGTTGTTGGATACAAAGGTTCTAATGCATACGATGCAGGACTATTCTATTGTCCTTACGTTCCTCTCCAAATGTACAGAGCGATCGGTCAGGATTCATTCCAACCACGTATCGGGTTTAAGACTCGTTACGGAATGGTTCTTAACCCATTTGCTAAGGGACTTGCTGCTTTATCTGATTCAGATCCACAAGCTGCTGGTAACCTTAACAGTAACGCTTACTACAGAAGAGTTAGAGTTGCTAACCTAATGTAATCGAATATTACATATTCCTACAAGAGACCCTACGGGGTCTCTTTTTTTGTCTAGGTATAAACTCGTAGGCATTTCTTTTTGTTAAAATGTAGCGGTAAATACGGTGTTGATTTGCCTACATAATAGTAGGATTGGAGGAAAGGAAATGAAACCAAACCCTCTATATGATGGTGTCAAATAACGGAGGCTGTAATGCACAATAAAGTTTCACACAACCAACTAGCAGGTTGGAATATGACCGATGACCTTTCATCTCTAAGCGAAAGCAACATAACGAAGATCGACGATTATTTCGACTGCCTGATCGAGTGTGCAGACTTACCCCAAGCGTGTAGACGCATATGCAAAAACGTATTCGATTAAAACAATGCACTAAAACTTTTTGAAAGGGGTCTAAATAATTAGACCCTCTTTTTTTATGCATGGATGCCATCACAGGTTTTGTTGATGAGTATTTGAATACGTTCGATCCTCGCGAAATAATAAAACCCCAAGGTTGGAATAGAAATTTCTTTGGTGTACCTAACTTCAATAGAAAGGTTATGTACAAGGAAGGACAGTATCAAGTTGAGTGTTTGGACTGGCCACCACATGCTATCATCCCAGAACATAGACATCCAGACATTGACAGTTATGAAGTATACATACGTGGCAAGATAAGTTTTAGTCATGGTGGTTACTGGATAGACAATCACCCAGAGCAAGAGAAGATATGCAAAATGCGACACGATTTTTTTACCCTTCGTGTCTACCATGATGATATACATGGTGCATTCATGGGTGACGGTAGATCCATATTCATGTCAGTACAGCATTGGCAGAACGGTGTCAAACCTAGTACAGTGGGTGAGAACTATGTTGGTGAATACAACATTGATGATGTGGAAGGACAGAGTACCAGAGGTAAGAATGCTGAGTTGACATGGATAGATGCTGCACATAACGAAACAAGTAAACCAGATTTCAGAAACTTCAGATTTAATATCCACGACAAGATAAGAGATCCGAACGTTTTCTGGCTTGGATAAATACTACGGAGACCTGCGTGAACTAATGGAACCAAATCTTTTTTCTCCTCAAAATCAAAACTTTCTATCACCAATAGGTTTTAAATTTATTATTGGTAGGACACCTAACGTGGACTATTTTACCCAGTCTGCATCCATACCTCAAGTGGAAATAGGTGTGAGGGAGATAACCACACCAGTCAAAGAGTACTCTTTACCTGGCGACAAGATGACCTTTGGTGATCTTAACCTAAGGTTCTTAGTCAATGAAGACTTGGATAATTATTATGAAATCTTTAAATGGTTGAAAGGACTTACTAACCCTAAACACCAAAAGAATTTTCAGAGGTATCTTGCTTCTGTTGACGAGAGGGGTAGAGTGACAGAGTTTGATAAGATGATGAGTGATGCCCGTTTACTTATACTTAATAGTAATTACAACACGATATCAATTATCAATTTCTTTAACATCTTTCCAACTAGTCTTACTACACTAGAGTTCGACGCATCAGCAACCGATGTTAATTACCTCACAGCAGACGTAAATTTTAAGTATACTATGTACGAGATAACGGATAAGAACGGACAGACTATATGAATCTAGACACCTTGAATGACATGTGGGAGAAAGACTCACAACTAGACGATGAAAAATTAGATCATGACTCTCTAGCGATCCCGAAGTTACACGCTAAATACCTACGACTTTACAACACCTTTAATACCTTAAAGGATCAACAGGAGTTGGAAGTCAAACGCACCTATAGAGATAGGTGGGAGTACTATACTGGTAAAGCGGAGAAACCATTTCCACTCAAACTCATCAAGACAGATGTACCTGTATATCTGGAAGCTGATGAAGTATACACTAAGTCCGTTCTTAAACTGAAGTACTATAACCAAATGGTTGAGGCATTGAAAGCCATTATGCAGGCGATCAATAACCGATCCTTCTATATTAAGAATGCGATTGAGTTCGCTAAGTTCCTGAAAGGTTATGAAATCTAATGTATTCATTCAGAAGAAGAACGAAGTATATCTGACTGTAGAATGTGAACCTCATGTAGGTCACGAGTTAGCAGACCAGTTTACTTTTGAAGTGCCTCAAGCCAAGTTCATGTCAGCGTACAAGAAAAGGTATTGGGATGGAAAAATTAAGCTATTCTCCCCAGGTACAGGCGAGATTTATGTTGGTCTTCTCCCTTATATTACTTCGTTTTGCGAAGAGAAGGGGTATGAAGTTATCCTTAAAGACAACGAATTTTATGGACTTCCATCAACAGTGGATGAGTTCATTACTCCCGAAGGAATAGGAGAGTATATCAAATCGTTGAACTTACCACATAAGGTAAGGGACTATCAGTACAAAGGTATCTACGAAGCATTACGCAACAAGCGTAAACTATTACTGTCGCCTACAGGTTCTGGTAAGTCACTCATGATCTATGCTCTTACTAGATTCTGGGCAGCAAAGAAATTACAAACACTCATAGTAGTTCCTACGACATCTCTGGTAGAACAGATGTCTAAGGATTTTCAGGACTATGGTTGGAACGCAAAGCATCATTGCCATAAAGTATATGCAGGTACTGATCCTAGGTCTGATAAAGATGTGATCATTACCACATGGCAGTCAGTGTACAAACTACCTAAGACATACTTTGAAAGGTTTGGTGCTATAATAGGAGATGAAGCACACCTATTCAAAGCAAAGTCATTGACAAGTATTATGAATAAACTACACGATTGCAAATATCGCGTAGGGTTTACAGGTACTTTGGATGGCACACAGACAAACCGCCTTGTTCTCGAAGGTGTATTTGGAACTGTAGACAAGGTAACTAAGACTGAAAAACTAATCAAGCAAGGTCATCTCTCTGAGTTTGAGATCAAAGTACTACTTCTCAAGCATGACAAGCAGAAGTTTGATACCTATCAAGACGAGATGGACTACCTTGTAGAGCATGAAGGACGTAATAAGTTCATACGTAACCTAGTTTGTGACCTGTCTGGTAACACTCTCGTCTTGTTCAACTACGTTGAACGGCATGGTATGCCCCTTTTTGAACTGATAAATAATAAGGTAGGAAAAGATCGGTTGGTCTTTTTAGTCCATGGTGGGGTAGATACTGAGGACAGAGAGAAGGCAAGACAGATTGCGGAGACTACACATGATAGTATTATAGTGGCATCTTATGGGACTTTTAGCACTGGGATTAATATTCGGAACTTACATAACGTTGTCTTTGCTTCGCCATCGAAATCGAAAATCCGCAACCTCCAGTCGATCGGTAGGGTCTTAAGGAAAGGAGACCACAAGACAAAAGCAATACTCTATGACATTGCTGATGACATAGGAAAGAACTACACACTGAACCATCTTATAGAACGTGTAAAATTATATAATGAAGAAAACTTTAATTACGAATTCATTGATGTCCGAATCAGAGAGTAACATGGAAGATCAAAAGAAAGCAGAATTCTTAGCCGCCATTAAATTGGTGTCGGGCGAAGAACTTCTTGCTGTAATTGAACATGTACAGGATGAGAATGGTGACTACATGATAGTACAAAACCCCGTAGAAGTCGAAGAAGTCATGCTACAGGGTAATAAAGCAGGTGCAAAAGTGTCACCTTGGATGAAATTTTCACGCGAGGAAGAATTTCTCATCCCCAAAGATAAAGTTATAACTGTCGTTGAAGTAGATACAGAAGTACAAATATTTTATGCTATGTCTTTAAGGAGACTTAATGGAGATACTATTACAGATAGTAATGGTAGAATCTCTACTGTAGAGGAAGCTCGTATAAAACTAAATAAGATGTTTGAGAAGTAGCTATTCCTTGTCTTGAACTCGCACACTCGTATTGTACATCGAATTACAACACTTGTCAAGCCCCCATTGACTTTTTAATAAATTTTCGTTATAATAACAGTAACAAACCATACTAACATGGCAGTAAGAAGAAAGGTACAGAGTGAGCATTATGTAAACAATAAAGAGTTCTTGGAAGCACTCATCGTCTTCAAGGCGAAGTGTGCTGCTGCAAAGGAAGCAGGTGAACAGCGTCCTCAAATCAGCAATTACATCGGAGAATGCTTTTTGAAGATTGCTACACACTTATCATATAAACCAAACTTTGTCAACTACATGTTCCGTGAGGACATGATATGTGATGGCATTGAGAACTGTGTACAATACATAGAAAACTTTAATCCAGAAAAATCCAAGAACCCTTTTGCATACTTTACTCAGATAATATACTATGCCTTTCTGAGACGTATACAAAAAGAGAAGAGACAGTTAGAGATAAAGAATAAGATATTAACTAAGTCTGGATATGAACAGGTATTCCATACAGATGACAAATCAAGTTCATCAGACTATAATACAATTAAGGAGAACGTAGAAATAAGAATCAAGTGACATATCCCATTACAATCGTCGATGATTTTTTTGAGGATCCTGATGCTATCGTTAAGATGGCAAATGAATTAAAATACTATCCTCCCGATACTGGCAACTGGCCAGGTATGAGAACTAAACAACTTCATGTAGTTGAAGATAGGTTCTTTCAATACTTCGGTGAGAAGATAATGCTTTTATTTCATGACGGGTCACCTGAGTATTGGAACATGCAGACGCATTTCCAGAAGATCAAACCTTTTCATGAGAATCAATATGATACATTTAACCGTGGTTGGGTTCATCAAGACCTTGACACTTATTTTGGTGGGATAGTATACTTAACAAAAGACCCAGAACCAGATACAGGAACGTCGATTTTCAAGACAACTACTGGGTTTGCTATGCAATATGGTGATGAACTTAAATTTAAAGAACGTATGTATAAAGGAGAGGAAATAGATCGAGAAGAATATTGCAAAGCATATGATGCAGCACACGCACAGTATAAAGAATCAGTGAGGATAGAAAATGTTTATAATAGATTTGTCTTGTTCAATAACAAGACACACCATGGGGTACAGACTTTTGGCACCAAGGAACGTCTAACTTTAAACTTTTTTGGGATGGAAGTGACAGGTAAGAAACCTCCTTTAGTGAGGTCTAGATGAGATATCCAGGATTAATACCAGGCAAACAAAAAAACGTGGGCGAGCAAGAGTATGGTTGGTGCTATGGTAGGATGACCCTAGATGGTAAGAAGTACGTAGACCCTATGTTGAACTTCGGTTGCTATACATTAGGGTATGGTCGTATGCAGATCATGAACTATGTACGTGATAATATGTGTATTAAACCTGAGGTAGCAGAGAATTTTTTTGATGTTCAACCTCTTAAGTTAAACAATGCTGCATGGAAACTAGCAAAGACACTCAAGGGTGTCACAGGATATCGAAGTATCTTTGCATTGAGTGGTAGTGATGCTGTAGAAGGAGCAGTTAAACTTGCTAGTGCATATCAAGCACTTACTAATAAGAGAAAGAAGATAGTTACCTTTGAGGGTAGTTACCATGGATCTACCATGCTAACTCAGAGTATGGGTGGTGCTTTATTCGGTGACCCATTCTATACAATGGATCCTTATCAGAATATACTAAAATTACCAGTAGACTTCGATTTGAATCAATATGATTGGAGTGAGGTAATGTGTCTAGTAGTAGAGAGTTGCCCCTATGTAGACGCTCTCAGACCCCATACAGAGGAGTTCTGGAAGAAAGTGTCACAGATACAAGAGCAAGGTGTTATTATAATAATAGATGATATTTTTACAGGAGGAGGTAAGACAGGTAACTTTGTAGGTTGGAAGAAACTACCAGTGACACCTGACATCTTTACCATGGGTAAAGCAATTACAGGAGGTTACTTCCCATTGAGTATCACTTTATATAATGACAAGATACATCAGGCATTACCTAGAAGGTTTGACTGGGAACATGGATTCACTTATAGTTTTAGTTTACCAGGCATTCTAAGTTGTCTCGCATACATTCAAATACTTGAAGAAGAACTCCTTATGAAGAAGCATAGAGACATAGTAGTAAGGGCGGTTGACCTATTCCAAAATTTAGGTTATACTATCAAAGGACAGTTTGGAACTATAATTGAGATTGAACGTGAACACAGAGGAATGTACACCATTCCCATTGATGCTAATGACGAATATTATTATGTACTGGAGCAACAACTGAAGTGAAGATTGCTATAATAACAGATCAGCACTTTGGTGCAAGGAAGTCAAGTAGGATATTTCACGACTTCTTCAAGAGGTTCTATAGAAATGTGTTCTTTCCAACACTTAAAGAACGTGGCATTACTACAGTTCTAGACCTAGGAGATACATTTGACAACCGTAGAAACTTAGATATATGGGCAGCACAGTGGGCAACTCATAATTATTTTGATGTACTCAAGGACATGGGAGTACAAGTTCATGCCTTAGTAGGAAACCACACAGCATATTTTAAGAATACTAATCTAGTAAACACTCTAGTGACTACAGTTGGAGAGTATGACAACGTAACAATATACACTAAAGCAACTGAGGTGGAGATAGGTGGACTACCTATTCTATTCATACCTTGGATTAATGAAGAGAATCATGATGAGACATATGATCTAATTAAAAAAAGTAAGTGTCCAGTAGCAATGGGACACCTAGAACTCAATGGGTTTGAAGCACACAAAGGTTATATCATGGATCATGGTGACAGTACAGCACCATATAAAAGATTTGATAAGGTATTCTCAGGACATTATCATCAGAGAAGCACCAGAAATAATATAACATACTTAGGTAACCCGTACCAAATTTACTGGAATGACTATAATTGTAAACGTGGTTTTCATATATTTGATACTGAAACTCAGCAATTGGAGTTTATACCGAACCCTTACAGCATCTATCAGAAGATATACTACCATGAGGATCGTGTAAATAGTAGTAAGTTTAAGTATACAGACTACACAAACAATTTTATTAAGATCATTGTAGAGCAAAAGAAGAATACAGATAAATTTGAATTCTTTCTTTCACAACTCTATGCTGCTGGTGTACATGAGATCAAAGTTATCGAGGATCCATCATTTGAACAAGATTTAAGTGAGGAGATTGATATAGAGAAAGAGGATACTCTTACCATCCTTGAACGATACGTTGATGACATAGAATATAAAGATAAGACTGCACTTAAATCTATATTAAAGAACCTATACGTGGAAGCACTAGAGTTAGTATGATGTATATTTTAGCAATTGCTGGTAAAGAAAAAGAAGGTGCCTATGCGATTCAAGGAAAGAAATCTGACAAAATGGTTTACATGTTCCTTGACAAAGACGACGCTTTACGCTATGCTGGACTTCTGGAAGCTGATGACTTTCCAGAAATGTCAGTGGTAGAGGTGGATGATCGTGAGATTATTCAAGCTTGTGTCACTAGCGGTAACGAATATTATGTTGTCACTCCTGATGATATAGTAGTACCCCCTAGGGAATAATTTTTGTCTGAATGATTATTTTTAAATCTGTACGTTGGAAGAATTTTCTTTCAACTGGTAATGTTTATAGTGAAATACAGTTAGATGCAAGTCCTGCTACATTGATAGTTGGATCAAACGGTGCAGGTAAATCCACATTCTTGGATGCTATCTGTTTCGGTTTATTCAATAAACCTTTTCGTAAGATAACCAAAGCACAATTAGTGAATGCGGTTAACGAAAAGGATCTGCTCGTTGAGATTGAATTTAGTATTGGTTCTCGTGACTATATGATACGACGTGGATTTAAACCTACGTTGTTTGAAATTTATCTTAATGGTTCAATGCTTTCCCAAGAAGCAGCTATGAATGA